ATGGATCTCGTGTACAGCTTGCTGGTGATGATTCGAGCTCACGAAGAGTCCGATACCAAGAGTAAACGGGTGAAAGCTAGCATCAGGCGCCTGTGCGAAAAATGGTTAGATGGCACTTATCGAGGCCGAATCAACCAGGGACATGACCCGCTGTGGCTACGCGAGACTGAAAACGGCTGGGAATTTAATCAAGAGCAGGCCAAGGCCGTGTTGCGCACCGTCGAACTTTATAAGCAAGGATGGGGTGGCCTGCGCATTGCTGCACAGCTAGATTCAGAAGGCTTAAGCCTACACCGGGATCAATCAAACAACAGCAGCCAGCGGATTTACAAGCTCATCAAAATGCCCCAGCTGGCAGGGCACAAACCAGTCAAAGTGGAAGACACTGAGTACCTGCTCCGCAACTACTACCCAGGGCTACTCACAGAAGCCGAATACGAAGACCTGCAGCGTATCGCCAACGACAATGGACGCCGACGTATTAAAGGCGATCTGCCACACATCATCACAGGCATTGGCATTTGTGTGTGCGGCTACTGTGGCAAGCCCATGGCAGGACAAAATCTGGCCACCAAACCTCGATTACCCGATGGCCGCATTCGTGATGGTTATCGTCGCTTGTTATGCGCATCAGCTGCCTCGTACGGGGAAGGCTGCTCCGTTCCCGGAAGCTGCAGCGTCGCACCTATTGAGCGTGCCATCATGAACTACTGCAGTGACTTGGCCAACCTGCAATCCCTCTATGGGCCTGACCGCACCGCTGGACCACGTCGACGAGTCAAAGAAGCCGCCGACACTGTTGCCGCTATTCGATCTCAGCTCGACCAGCTGGCCAACGCCATGCTACAGACAGGAGCAGAGAGCGTGCCCATGATTTTTCTGCGCAAAGCACGTGAGCTAGAGCAGCAGCTGGCCGATGCTGAGCGTCACAAAGAAAGCATGGAGCGCGATCTGGTTGCCATCAGCCATGCCAATCACAAAAATGCCCACCAAGAATGGCGTGCGCTGTCAGAGGGCGTGGAAGCACAAGACACTGCGACACGACTCAAGGCCCGGCAATTAGTAGCTGACACATTTGAGCGCATTACCGTATATCACCACGGAATTCGGCCAGCTCCGCACAACTTCGACAAAAATGACTGCATTGATGTTGTACTTGTGGCAAAGGGAGGTACAAGCCGCCTGCTACATATTGATAAAACTGGAAACTGGATAGCAAGCGAAGATCTTAATCCAATCACCAACTGTATCAACAATAATTAATACCTTTAATGCACTAGGAATTCCCGGCACAAATAAAAATAGCAACTACAAGGCCAAGGCCTAGCCATTGATGCATAAATAATCATTAGCAACCTATGATTCTTCGGGATGAAAAAAATTATTAGATGGCAGTAATATCACGATCTATTCTATATCGCTTTGAGATTTCACTGCACATTACTTCAACCTCTTTAATCAAATCTTCAATGCATTGAATACAAGAATTTCCTTGCTCACTCACTTCAACCACCAAATCATTTTGCACAAACCAATCCGACTTCAACTCTGAATATCGCTCAACCGTGCTATTAAAATATTCAACCCCTATAATATCCCACGTTGAAATTGTTGATTTGTCTATTTTTCTACGTAACTCAACTAGTTTATCTTGTGCCCCTACCAGGGATTTAAGAAACTTTTTTTGATAATCAAGCGCTGCACCATAGTCAGTAATATTTCCAGTTTGCAGCATCATCATTATTTTAATCAAACGCACAAAACATTCTTTACACTTTTCTTCATCTAAATAATTTTCTTGCATAGCATTGAATGCTACTTTTAACGCTTTTACCCTACCCAGTTCTTTATCTAATATTTTTTTTGATCTCAACCAAAATATGGTACGAGCATCATCTTTTTCCTTTCTTATTTTTTCCTTCTCATTAATTAATGGTATTTGAGCTATCATAATAGCTGCTACGATTGTAGCAAATGAAACAACGGTCTGCACCCAAGGTGCTAAATCTTTATAAACTGCACTGGTAAGAAGCTCTCTAAGTGGCTGGTAATAAAAAATTGCAAATACAATAACAACACACAATACAATAACCAAATACCACCCCTTCCTTGGAGAGTCCCATAGGTCATCCAAAAATTTCATAATCTCCTCTTTTTTACTTGAAATATTTAACTTCATAATGATTTAATATTCTACACAATACTAATACAAAAAATTATAAATGATATTTACCCGACTATTTTTTAATCAAAAAACTCCTTTCAATATCCACCTGCCCCTTCAACAGCATCACCTGCGCATCTCGCTGCTCGACAATCCCCACAAGCTCTCCAACCACGCCCGCGCCTTCTGCAAGACGGGCTGCGAGTCGCTGGTGTTGATCTGCAAGATCTCGGCAGGCAGCGGCGTCACTTGCAGCTTGGGCGTACTGGGTGGCGGTGGATTGGAGACTGTGCTGCAAGCTTGCAATACGGCCAGCATCAGCACTGCGAGCAGCTTGCAGCTGCTCAATGGTTTGCCTGTATTCATAGACGTTGTCCTGTTGTTGGCTTGCGTGACTGAGCAGTGCACCTGCTTTTTCTTCGGTCTGCTCTTTGGATTGCTCTGCGCTGGTTTTCGCAGCTTGCGCTTGCTCTAGCTGCACACTTGCCAACTCCAGCTTTAAGCCATCCACACGGTATTGCTGTATGCCCACCAAGGCCGCTAAACCCAGACAGACCCATGGCCAAGCCTTAGTCATGGGGACACCTCCAAGCGCCAGCTGGCGCATAGTTCGGCATTCGCGTCACCACGCAGCTGCAAACCTGGCAATACAGTGCGCACGCCGTTGACGGTGCCTTTGTTCCAGCGTGGATTTTCCGCACATGCCCCAATCAAGTCGCCTGCATTCGCTTTGCGCAACATGCTGCTGGTACGAAAGTTGGCGGAGCCTTTGTTATGCACAAAATCAATAAACACAGCCTGCACAAATGCATCGTATCGACGCCAGTGCTGCAGTACTTGCTTGGCATCTCTCTCTGATGCGATGTAGCGCTTTTTTTCTAGCTGGTAGCAGTCTTCAGGGGTGTAGTAACGGCCTGCATGTACGCCCTGCCCTGTAATACCGTTACACACGGTCAAAGGCTGCCCCCGCCCCAGCCTATCCACATACGGCCAACCAATATGCTTGCCGCTGGATTCGTAGTAATGGCCCATGACCATAGCCACTTTGACTGCAGCACTGGTATCCAGATCCGCAGCCACCGCCACGACATAGGGATCTGTTTGTGCCTGGTGTAGCTCTGCCAATTTTGGTTGTGCTTGCTGGTGCGCCATATGTACGCCTCCGGCACCAAGGCCTGCCAGAGCAACCACGGCAAGTAAGCGGCCAGCAAGCCACGAAGGGACTTTGCTGGCCATCAGGTTTTCTCCAGCGGCTGCAGGGGCTGACCAGCAGCGGTAAACGCCGCATCAATCCTGGCTTGGCGTCGCCACTTCCAGAGCAGATGCGCAATCTGCAGCGTGATCAGCGTGAGGGAAAAAGCGATCACCCACCCGTTGCCGGTCAGCCCCAAAAACGTGGCCTCTGTAGTCGGCTCCCGAACTGCTGCCCCTGTGCCAAAAACCGCTGCCGGGGCACTTTGCCCGGCTTTGACTGCGATGTCGTGTTTGTGCTCTGCCGTCAGCCCGCTGGCAATTCCCAGCACGCTTTTGAAGTGAGTGATGATGTCCATGAATTGCCTGCAGTGATCAACAAAGCGCCCGCCTCGCGCGCGCGTGTGCGTCATTGCAAGCTGATCAAGGTGAAATGTTTAAGGGGCTGGATTTCACTTGCAGACAAAAAAGCCCCGACTTACGGGGCGATACTCAGACTCAGTGGAGAGTGACGTAGTTATCGGCATATGCAATGCAGCGTCCAGAGGTGGCTGTGCGAAAGCGGAAGCTGCTGTCTGCGGCAGCAGGTTTGTAGCCGCTGGATTGCCATGCCCAACCGCCTCGCCAAGCGTATTTGTCACCAGCAGACATCTCTAACGGCTTACCTGCGATCACTGCTGCATACCACTTCTGATGGCTTGCGTGCTTGCGGAACGCAGCGGAAGCGCCTCCAATTTGTGACCCGTTGCCCAATCCATAGCTACGATCCATAAATACCACTTGCTGCACTTGAGGAGTATTGAAGATCACCGCCCAAGCATCCGGGTAATTTGCAAAAACGCCGCTATTGGTGTTCGCTGCATATGCTGTACGTGAGCCGTCCTGAGCACCTAACATACGCTGCGTGCCTGTGACAAAACCGTCAGTTACTGACTGCGGGCCATTATCCAGACTGACTATGCATGCCTCTAGAGCCACGCATTCGCACTGCACAGACATTACACCGTCTTCAAACAAGATCGAGAAATACTGTCTGATCACAGGACGCTGGAGTGTGATCGTGTTGTATGCATAGATGTCATTGACCACATAGATCTCAATTTTTTGACAGCTAGGGAAGCCAAAGACAGGATCGCCCTGCCACAAGACACCGTCGATGTACATGTCATAAGACACGTTCACAGCAGTCAGCAGACCAAGCGCGGCACCTTCGCCGAGGTGACTGCCCCCCGTGTACTGAGAGCCCCCTCCATCTCCATTAGCCAAAGCCATGACATTCAGCGGCGGCAGCCAGTCCGTCGCGCCTCCATGCAGTGTCTCAAAAGAATCAGGCGTGTCCTTGTGTGCATAGCTTACAGAGCGAATGTTTGGCAAGCTATTTGCGCCATTGCGCATGAAATTGATATTGACAATGTAATCCCCGGCTCTATATCTCACATGCAGCGTGCCTGTCGCGTTGTAAATCGCGTACTGCTGAGTGCGCGCTGCAGCGATCGCCAACTGCTTCGCGGCTTCTGCGGCACTGTCCGAATAAGCTTTCGCGGCAATCAATGTGGCGTTCATCGAGTAGCGCGATGGGTCCACAATCCAGCCGTAGTACGGGGACGCAGTCAAAGTGCCGTTCAAGTTCCCGGTGGACACGACATCGGTATTCAGCGTGATGTAAACACGGATGTCTTTGTGCGGGTCGTTCGGCGGGGTCAAGACAATCGTCTGGATACCGGTGCTCTTGACATACAGCGGCATCGGGTGGGTGTGCGCAACTACTCGGACTGCGTTATCGCTTGAGTCGAAGCCTTCGATTGGACACTCTTCAATAATCCATCTGCATGGATATTGAGCGTTTGTGGGGGGGTATGCAGCAGCGACTCGATAGTAATGGCCTGGCCGCGCATTCTCGATGCGCACATCAAGAATGCATCGCTTTGTCCACGCTTCTTCTGATACCGTGATGTCAACAGGATCAATGTTGTTTCGCTTACGAGCTACAAATGGGTAGTTGCTTGTAGCGTTTGAAGTGAGCGCATCACGCTTCTCAATCCCGGCTTGAGACAAAAAGCTCGTAATCAGCGTACTCGTGCTTGCACTATCCCGTCTGTAAAGACGTGCGGCCACATCCCCACTGCCTTGCACTTTAAAAGTTTCCCCATCCGCTACAGCCGCCCGCCCTGCAGCCTCGGTCGCGTAATAACCGTTTTGAATCAGTTGCCCATCTCGTGCAGCCTGCTTCAGCTCCCCCAAAATCTGGTTGGAGACCGCCAATACTTCTTCCATGGTCGTTGCAGTCATCGGGCACCTCCTACGATTTGTTTGGCCAACGCTGCTTGCGTGCGCAGCAGCTGCAGAAAAACTTGGTTATCCATACGCGCTCTCCTCAAAGTTCTGCGATGCGGTCCATCACCCATTGCTTGCTAGCTGGGCTGTCTGTGTCGGCGGATTCGAGCTGGGTGCTCAAATGGGTTTTGACGTAGCCTTTGGTGGCAAGACCCGCGTCTGAGGGGTCGTTGATGCCGTCTTGAATGGCTTGCCCTGGGTCATCTGTGCCAGCCCATGCGCCCAGCAGCACGTCCACCACGCCGGTTTCCCATTCACCGGAGGTACGGCCGTTGGAGGCTTGCCAGTCCACACGCACCACATAGATGCCCGCTGGTAGCCCAGACAAGATTTGCTGCGTCTGGCTGCCTGGCACGCTGGGGGACACAATCCATCCACCCATGCTTTCGAGCCGGTACTGGACCAAAAGCTGCCCCCCGCTGGCCACCGCAAGATCGGGCGATGGGTCTACCTGCACTTGGATTTGCCCTGCTGCGGGGTGACTCAGCACCAAGCCTGTAGGAGGTGAAACGCGGCCACTGTTGTCCGGCTGCACAGGGGATGGCGTGACAGTGACGTTGCTCACACTCGCGTAGTAGCTGGGCTGGTCTTGCGTGAGCGTGAGCTCTACGCATGCACGCTCGCCGTGTACAAACTTGCGGCCCACCACGCGAAAAGATGCATTGCTCAGGCCCAGCAGGCCGTGATTGACATACACCCGTGCACCAACGGTGGCGCGCAAGCAGGCCAGCGAGCCACGCCACACCAAGCTTTTGGCGCGTGATTGCTCCAGGCTGATGGCAGCCAAGGTTCGTGCCCGCCAGCCGCTATCGGTCCAGGGCAGGCTCAAAGACCCCCACACTTCGCCACCATCCGCATCGACATACGCTGCCACTTGCAGTGGCTCATAGTCCATGGGCTGGTTGTATTGGCCAGGGTCATAGAACTGGCCTTTCACCCCGTTCCACGCCTCAGCCCGGGGCGGTGCGGGGATCATGGTTACCGGGCCCACCGCCAGCGATTCGTCCAACACCATCACTGGTGGCGTCCACACCCCCGCCTGCAAGGTCCACACCCCACCCGGAATGGCACTGCCAGCCATGCAGCGGCAGAGGTCTTCCAGCACGTTGTCTGGATCGTCTTCGCTCAGCCAGGCGCCATTGCATGTGTAGCGTTTAGCGGTCACCGTGGATCCACCATCTGCGACGGTGATCAATTCATCGCAGGCATTTGCAGTGGCAATAACACCCTGAATGCTGCTGGCGGCAACCCCTTTGCCATAGAGGGGAGAGCGCAGAAAGTCATAAATGCACAGTGCGGGGTTATCGCTCCAGCCAACAGCATCCGTGCGAGGGTCATAGACTTTTTTGCCGCGGATGGTGGCGGTGACGACAGGGAAACCACTTTGCAAGTCACTGTTGTTGAGATCCAGCGTGAAGATGCTGTAACAGAACCCGCGGAGCACATCGCTGCTGCTCCAGGCACCGGATAAACCGGTGGTGTTGGCTATCAATTGCGCATCCGCTGTGGTTTGTGTGCCCAGGTAATGGCGCACGCGCACTTGGCTCTGCACATCTCGCGTCTTGCGTGTCACACGCGCAGCCTGCGTGTATTGCACCCCACTGCCCGCCTGGAACAGGTAGAGATTGCCCCCCACCAGGAATGCATCCAGATTGCTAAGGCGCTCATTGCTGGCCGCATGCACAATGGACAGCACCCCGCTCAGCGCAGCACCTGACGGGCGCGCTATTGGCGTGGTGCTCGATGTTTGCGTGACGCTGTCTGCCGATTGCTTGACCCATTTGCTGGCTGTTGCCCAGCCCTGAGAGTCCAGCTCCAAGCTTTCGCCCTGAATCTTGATGTCTTCAATCGCATCACACTCGTGAGCAGCCCAAATCACCACCACTTCTTTGATGGCGTCTTTGGCACCACGCGTAAACATGGCAACCGGACTGCTGGCAACAGTGGCACGCCCATAGATGTACTGCAGCGGCTGCGTAGCACCCGTCATGGTGACCAGCCGATCTTTGAGGCTGGCGTTGTAGGCATCACGGGCACGGCGTGCTTCTTTTTTTGCTTTATTACGCTGGTACACCCCTGAGGCGAGCATCACTCCTGCACCGATCAGCAGTGCTGTGGTCGTTGTGATGATCGTCGCAGCTACTGCCGCATTGGCTGCAACCACCGCCACTGCTGCGATGACAGGAGCGGCTTGGGCCGATGTACACAGGCCTGCCATTGCCAGGGCGGCGCAGACTTTATTCATACGCGCCATGCCACGACTCCATGCTCCAAGCCAAAGAACATCAACCCTGCTTCGCTAGGAGCTGCCAGGCTTGCCCCGACACAAACCGCCAGCGCATCCACACCTTCACGGCGGTGCAAAACCACATCCCCACGCTGCGCAAAAAGTGCGGCCACTTGTTGAAATCCACGGCTTTGCACTGCTGCCTCTAAGCCTCCGGCACGCACAATGGCACGCGCTGCGCTGCCTGGATCAGACCACTGGCCACGCAGATCAGGCACAGGATCCACTCCCGTCACGGCGTGCACACAATCCGCGGCAAACAGCACGCAATCATTCACTCCCCACACAAAGGGCTGTGACAAGCGCTGAGCAACCAGGTCCCCCAGGCGCTGCTCCCAATCAAATAAGCGTGTCGGCATCACTGCTCCTGGAATCGCTTGGTCAGCCATGTCTGTGGCCCTCCTGATAGCTCTGCCAGCCGCGAAAGACCGGTGTCACTGGGGTATTGCTTGCGGTGTTGTTGATCGCTCAGGCGCAAGCTCATTGCATTGCGACTGTCTTTTCCGGGCTGCTCACAGCGCAAGGTGATCGCGCCCATGTCCTCTTCTCCGTCGCCCGTGCTCATCTGGATCTGGTCCATCACCCCCGCCCACACCAGCTGGGGTTCATCGACCACCCGGAAGGCGTGATCCATCACGCACAAATAGAGGTAAATAGGCCGGCCACGGTAGGTGTGCTCGGCTCCAACGGCCAGCGGCAAAATAGCGGGATCCGGAATAGCCAACATCAAATCCAGTGCGGGGTACTCAATACCTTCGCTGGCGCGCACTTCTGAAATCCTGACCAGGCCGGCCGGCAGGTAATTCCAATCCGCACCCAGCACATGCAAGGGGCCTCCCCAAGTGCTATGGCGCACAATGCCAGTGCTAAATTGCATTTCTGCAAGGAGCGCCGCACCGCTACCCGGTATGGCCGCTTGCTGTAATTGGGCAACCGTCAACGTCACAACGGCACCTCCTCAAAAGTCATGGTGATGCCTTCCATGGCACGCAACTCTTCACGCACCCCGGAAACTGGAGAGGAGAGGCGGAACACACCATCTACACCGCTGGTCTTGATGACAGTGCCATCGGCCGGTGCACCGCGCAGCGGCGGCTCAACCCATAGCGTGGCTTGTCCGTCGTCATTGACTTCGACGGACTCCAACAGCATGTGCATGCTGGAGCCGATGCCCAGCCAATAACCTGCACGCAGCTGCGTTCCAGCAGGCCAGCCCTTGGTGTTGAGCTGGTCGCCTGTCTGGCCTGCACCATCGACATAAGGGCTGTAATCCCCCCAGGCTGGTGCAGCCGTTGTAGAAACAAAAGCTGGAGCCATAGGCCCCACAACCACAGAGACCATGGGGCGGGAAGCCTGCACCTGCACCAAACCATGTGCTGGCACCAAGGTCTGCACTTGCACCAAAGCCCGCACCTTGGTGCGAGGACGTAATTCCCACCAGCACCGCCAACCACCACCAGCACGAGGTACCGCACCGCTGCGCGCCACCTCCCCCAAAGTGGCCACTGTCTCGCCCGTTGCAGCATCAAACGTGGCACCTACGGGCTGCAGTTGATCGCCCAGCGTGGCAAGCACAGCCACCTGTGCAGGGTTGACACCCTGCACCTCCACCACAAACACATAGCGCAGCCCCTCTTCTAGGTCTTGTGCCAATGGCTGGTAGTAGGTATTGGGCTGGCGTGTAGTAATCACGCCCGCGGCTTCAGAAACCGCATCACCACCTACATGTGACCAGCGGCCCCACTGCTGGGTCCAGCGCAACATATTGAGCAAGCGCTGCGGCTGCTCCAGCACGCTGCCACGGCCAGATTCACGCCAGTCACGAATCCGCACCAGGTTGACGCCCGCACGCAAGCGCAGCACAAATGCTTGCCACTGGGGCAAGTCCGATGCATGGGCCTCAGGGGTTTCAACAGTGACACGCCAGCGCGGCATGCCCCATACCGCGCCAAAACCGTAACCAGCAGCGTTGACCCCGCCGACCTGCGGAACAAACAAGCTCCAGTCTTGGTTGCGAGGTGCCAAGTGCGCAGGCCAATCGATAATGCGAGGGGTCGTGGTCATATCGAATACCCCCGGCTTTGCGCTTCCAGCAATTGCACCTGACCTTCACGCACAGCCCGCCGCACCAGCGTGTACACCTGCGATGCGTCGGAGCGTGCGTCAACATGAATCTTTGGCGCATAGGTAATTTGCGGTGCCCCGCCATTGGCACCACCTTGCGTGCGCACCCCCAAATTTCCATCAGGCATACGCGCCAAAGGCACGATCGCTTCTGGCCCCGCCTCACCCATCAGACCCAGATTGCCACCGGGCACCCCCCCCTTGGCAAACGCAAACAGCGTGGGCGCGCTGAGTACCTGGTTGCGGTACATGCTCAGACTGGGGCTGTCATACACACCGCCCTTGGCGTTGAAAGCACTGACTTTCAAACCCAGCCCACCGCCCCCGCTGTAGTTGCTGGCTGTGGTCAAGCTATAAGTACTAGAAGAGCTCGATGCTGTACCAGCCGCCCCACCAAAAAGACCAGCCACAGCACCCACCACCGAGCCCAGCAAGCCCCCGCTGCCGCCAATGGACTTGGTGAGCATTTCCTGCATTTGTATGCGGATGAGCTCTGAAACAATGGTGTTGGCCAGACTCTTGAAATTGCCCTTGCCGGTGGTCACAAAGGACACCAGTGAGTCTTCCATGCCTTTGAATGCAGTGCTAAACAGATTGGCAGTGCTTTGCGCCACATTGCGCGTTGAGGCCATGTAGTCTTCCATCGCCTTGATGGCCCCGTTTTGCCAGTCCGCCTGGGCCAGCTGGATGCGCTCATAGGTCTCGCCATGGATGCGCACCTCATCCTCTTGCTGCTGCTTGAGCAAGCGCATACGCTCTTGGTAATAGCGCTCGTTCTCTGCCGTCCAGCTACTGGCCGTGCCACGCTGGTCCTCCAGATTGCGCATCTGCTGCGCGTAGTTCTCTCGAATACTCAGCAAACCCTGCTCCTGGGCGGCGCGCTCCTGCCCCATACCAACACTGGCCACCTGCAGGTTTGCACGGCTTTGCAGCTGGTTCACATACGCGGTGTAGTTGCTATTGAGCTGCGCAAGCGCCGCTGCGTGCTGCTGCACTGCTTTGGCGGCACGCTGGTCAGCCTCTGCCAGTTCGTTTTGCGTCTGAATACGGCGCACGGCCAGTTGGCCCTGCACGTCAGCAATCTGGCGTTGCACATTCAGTGCATCAGCCCCCTTGGTCTTTTCTTGCTCCAGGCGCTGCAGCTTGCTTTGCAGTGCGGCCTCTTCCAGCTTGGCACTCTGTTCAATCAGGCCGCGCTGCTGGCGGTAGTAGTCTTCCATGCTGACCAGGCCAGCGCTGTACTGAATGTCCAGCTGCTGCTTGCGCTGGCCAAGCAAAGCCTGCTCCTGGCGCAACGTAGCCTGAAGGTCTGCCAGCTCTGCGCGGCGTGCCGCAGCCAGGGTGCTGGTGCCGCTGCCAGACTTTTCTGCAAACTGCTGGCGAATCGCCGCCTCCGTCTTGGCGATCTGTGCAGGGTTGAGCTGGGCGTCGATGGCGGCCAGCTTGGTGGGGTCGCTTTCCAACGCCCGCGCGGCGCGCACCGAGGCAAGGTTCTTTCGATACTCGGTCAGTGCATCGTTGAGCTGCTCTTGCTTGCTTTTTGCGCGATCAGCGGCGGCCGTGACTTTTTCAAACGCCGCAATGCCTGCGTCTTGAATCGCCTGGTTCTTGCCCTTTGCTGCAGCATCGGCTTGCTCGGCCTGCGTCTTGGACCGGATGGCCTGCTCTTCTGAGCGCAGCCCCGCCAAACGTTCACGCAGCTCTGCCTTTTTTCGCTCTGACATGCCACGCCCCGTCGCCGCACCACCGCCGGTTTCACCCCATCCACTTCCGCTGGCCAAGGCGCGCTCAAGATTGACAATCTCAGTTTGCACCGCGGCCAACTTTTCTTCAGGCGTTGCCGGGCGGCCAATGCCCAAAATTGCATCCCAGCCCTTGCGCGCAGCATTGGCGACTGCATTCCAGCCACGCTCCAGATAGCCCAGATTTTCCGTGATCGTCTTGGTGCGATCCGACATCGCATTCGCATACGCTTTTTGGGCCAGCGCCGCAGCATCGGCTTCACGCCCCTCGTCGCGCAGCGCCTTGATCATCGCCAAGGTGGCCGTGGTCAGGTAGCCATATTGCTGATTCAGCTTGATGGACGCCTCCACCGGAGCCTTGCCCAGTTCCGCCAAATCCTTGACGGTGTTCTGCACTGGAATGCCGACGCGCTGCTCCAGCTCCATCGCCGTCGCGGCGAAGCGTTCCATGTTCTCCGCGCCCACCTTGCCGGTCGCCGCCAATTCGGCCAAAGCTGCTGCTGCTGCGCTTTTGGTGAATCCGCTACTCCCTCCCAGTGACTGTGCCATCTGCGCAAGCTGCCCGGCCGTCACTCCGGCCCGATTGCCCGTCATGATCAGCGCCTGGTTAAAGGCATCCTGCTCCTTGCTCCCTTGGTAATAGGCCACTCCAAGCGCAGCAATGCCACCAGCCAAAAGTGTGATGGGACTGATCAGGCCGGCTACATACCCGCCCAACGCTTTGGCCGCAGGCACAATGCCACCGAACATGTCCTTGAGCTGGCCACCTTGCTGCAGCAGCACCGTCAGCGGCTGCTGGCCAGACTGAAGGCTCACCACAATGTCCGTAAACTGCGCAGGCACCATGCGCAATGCAGCTGACGTCTGGGCCGCACTCATCTGCATGCTGCCCAAACTGGCTGTAGCCGCACGGGCGCTGGTTTGGCTGGCAGGGCCCAGCGCGCCCAAGTCGTTGCGCACTGCGCTCAGGCCCTGACGCACTTTGTCCGCGCCATCCAGCCCCAAGGTAATTCCAATGCGCTCCATCAGCAGCACCCCACATCAGCGCGCAGCGGCTTTGCGCTCACGCTCTTTTTCTTCAATATCACGCTGCTCGCTATACACAGAAAGCGCTTCGTGCTCGCAAGCCTGTAGCAGTGCATAAGTTTCTGCGCGCTCATCCACCCCAAGGCCTGCCACGTCAGACAGGTAGGCCAGCACATCGGCAACCCGCAAGCCCGTGCGCACACCGCTGTCGCTGTGCCACATGGTTTGCACAGCGCACCAGTGGTTCCACACCGGCACGTTGCAACGCCACAGCACGGCTTGCGGTGCGGTGGCCGTGGCTTGCGGCTGCGGCACCAGCTGCGCAAGCTTGGCCAGCGGGTGGCTGGCATCTGCTGGTGGCTGGCTTGGCTTGCTGCGGGCATTGCGGTATTGCTCCTCAATGCTCAGGCGGACGAGCGCTGTGAGTTTTTTGCACGGGCCCCAGCGTGCTCGCAGTACGCCACCCAAATCAGGTTGCACAGGCCGGAGATGCGCAGCAGCTGCTTGAGCGCTGCATTGCTAAACGGCACGTCTTGGCCTTCTGGGTCTTTCACGCCTTCCCAGCCCTTGGCCAAGCGCTCAACCAAGGCCCGCGTGGTGATGCGGTCATTGGCCAGCTCTTTGTCAAACTGGTCTTGGTCCATGCGCTCCATGTCCATATCAAAATGGAACTCGCGCTCACGGCCTTCCGCGTCAAAGATCTTGCCTTTGACGGGAAAGCGCACGGTGTTATCAATTTGGATACTGATGGCCATGCGCTTGCACCTTTAAACCGTGGCAGGTACAGGGGTGGGCATGCCTTGGCACTCGATCTCCACCGGCGTTTGCACCACACCCTGCGCTTGACCGGTAGGCACGCCCGTCGCTGCAGGCGCACCCACAGCCAAAATCTTGGGGCCAGTGCCAAAGCTGAACATGATCACGCGGTTGGTTTTGGAGCGGTGGGCCTTCACGCACTCTTTGAAGCCGGGGTCGCCCAGGTCAAACAGGTTGGTAAAGCTGAAGGTCACCGGGTTGGCCACAGTGGAGCGGCGGCGGCGCAGCAGGCCGTGGATCACGGTCACATCAGCTTTTTCAAAGTCGCCACCGCTGGCGCTGACGTCTTGGATGGAGCGGAAGTCCGCCCCCATGGTGGCCACCACGGCCTTGGCCTGGCCGGTGAAGTTGCCGTAGTCGGTGGTGTCTTCGGCCTTGAGCTTGAAGGTCTTGGACTCGTTGTCAAAGTCTTTGACGATGAAGGCACGCTCGCCCAGCTCAATCATGCCGTTGATCTCTTTGATCCACAGCACCGCATCATTGACCAGCTCAGCGGGAGCTGTGCCACTGAACGTTGCAACGCCTTCGGCAGCCTTGCTGATGTTGGTGATGGTGATTTCTGCGCTCAGCGCGCTGCTAACGCTCACGCCCACATTGGTCCAGAAAATTGGTTCAGACATGCTCTGCCCCTTTCAATGATTTAAGTCAAACTCACGGTGCCAGCGGCCTGCCGCACCAAAAAGCTGGCCGTGGCACAGGCGGTTTTTTCGCCGTCCACGTCGTAGTCCCAATCCACCCCCGCCAACTGCACACCTGCCACCACACCACCCAGGGTGGGCTCTGCCAGCAGTGCTGCAGATGCAGCTGCCAGCAGCGCGTCCAGTGCGTCTTCCACATCCATGCCCACACGGGCGCGGGCGTAAAGCTCCAGCTCCACAGACGTGTGCCACACGTCCCAGCTGTTGATGCCTGCCGCTGCTTCACTGCGGGCAGTGCGCAGGCGCACCACCACAGCCGTGGGCATGTCTTTGGGCACCACACGGGCGCGGTTACGGAAGATGTGAGGACTAACTTCAGCATCCTGCAACTGCTGCTGTGCGGCTTTGACCGCACGAGCAAAAGCCGTAGTGGGCAGCGCTGGTGGCAAGCTGGTATCAGGCATGCAGCACCTCCAGAACCAATAGCGTGCAGCCCGTGCCGTCCGGCTGGGCGTCTTCCACCGTGAAGTGCTGGCCAGCCACCTGCACCTGCATGCCACGCACAGCGGCAGGCACTTGGGCAGATGGCAGCAGCAGCGTGGGGTGGGTTGTGGCCATGCCCAGCTCACCCACATCACCCACCGCGCTGGCATCGTCAAAGATGCCAAGCACAGCCACCTCACCCAGCACCGCCTCTTGGGCGAAGTGCTGAGCGTTGAAAAAGGGCGCGGTGTTGAGCTGCAGCATGGTGGCCTTGCGCCTTTAAGCGGTCAGGATGTCCGCGAAAGTGGCGAAGGACTCGGCATTGCGCACGGCAATGTCCACGTCCTGCAGGGCAATCACACGCACGGCGCCAGAGGTGCCCAGGGTGATGGTGTCCACCGTCAGGTCCAGAGAGCCCCACATGCCAATCACCAGATCGGCCCAGTTGCCGAAAATGGCGGCCGAGCAGTTGGTAGCCGTGCCCTTGGTGATGTTGCTGGGCACGGCGTTGGTAACGGCGGCGCGGTAGCCGTTGAGGGGCGTGTCGCCGTTTTCCCAGATAAAGCCGTTCTGGCCGGACACCTTGGAAGTGGTCTTGAGCTTGCCGCGCACCTTGGCGTTGGTCAGGTAGGCCAGCGTGCCCACATCGGCGTTGGCCACGCTCACGGCGGTTTCCAAGCCCACGATGTGCTCCCAAGTGGGCGCTGCGCCATTGGTACCGCCCAGAATCGTTGGGTTAACCACATGACCACCCAAAATACCCTTTGGCTGGTTGCTGGTGCCGCTGCCGTTGATGGCGGCTTGCTGGATCGCCAAGCCCAGCACACGCGCCAAGTCGCTTTGCACCATGCCTTCCACGTCAATGGAGGACTGCAGCAGCAGCTTGCGGCTGATGTCGGTGTAAGCACCCACGGTCTTGGGACTCATGGGAACCTGGCCGACCGTCTGGCCCGATGCAGTGGGCGCGCCATCTTCAGCCACCCAGTAAGCCGTGGCAGCGCCGGTTTGCTTGGGGATGGCAATGTCGCCCACCAGACCGGTCAGCGTGACGACGCCCATGGAGTCCAGCACCATGGCGTTGCGCAGCATGTCGATAAAGCTGCCGGAGAGCAGCTCGGTAGCCACCAGGTTGCCGCCCTTGTTGGCTGTGCCCTTGACCAGGTCAGATGCACGCAGCACATCGTGCGGCAGCATGATGCCACGCGCCTGCTTGCCCAGCTTTTGCGCGGCAGCAGCGCTGGCCTCAAACTCAAACGCAGCAGCACGTTGGGCAGCTTGGTCCATGGGGTTAGCCAGCGCATGCAAGGCGCGTACGATGGAGAAGCTGCGCACTTCCTTGTCGGTCATGCCAATGTCAGCCGTGGGCTTTGGCTTGCTGGCCATGTGCTCAATCAGCTCACGCTGAAATGCTTCCACGGTGATGCCACGCTGAATGGCAGACATGGCCAGTTCGGCACCGCCAGCAACCGTTTTGCCCAGAGCGGCAATTTCAACAGCGTGGTTGCGTTGGGCAGCTTGTGCAGGCTGTGCGGGCGCTGCTGCAGGAGCCGCTGCGGTTGTAGCTTCGGTGGTCATAGCTCGGTTTTCCTCAGTTGGAGAAGGGGTTGTGCTGGTAGCGGCAGGCGTGGCTTGGGCGCTGGTGGCCAAGCTGCGGCCCACACCCACCGAGGCATCGGCGGGCACGCTGACCAGGCTGATTTCGTAGGGCTCCCAGTCGGTCACGCGGTAGGTTTCCAGCCCATCGCGCTCCTCGGCCAGCACAGCCCGGTGGATGAGGTAGCCCACAGAGACGTTGCGACGGATGCCGTCTTTCACGTCCTGCCACACCTCTTCTGCACGAGCGCTTTTCCCAAAGCGCACCACGGCACGGGCTACCTTGTCCGTGCCGATCTCGACAGATTCAATGACGCCGACCACATCGCGCTGGTTGTGGTCGCACAGCAAGTTGGCACCGGCACGCAGGCGGCCCTGGCGCATGGCAGATGCATTGCAGTCCAGGATTTCAATGCCCCACCAACGCTCCACCGGTGTTTCGCTGGCAAAGGCCAGAACCACGGTGCGCGCTTCTTCGTTGATGGTGCTGCGCTCAAACTGCAGGCTGCGCACAGCCTTGCCGTCTTGCAAGTGACGCAACAGCCCTGCGGGCACTGCGTCCTGCGCTGTTGCTGGGGTTGTTGCGGTGTTTGCGTTCATGCCCCGCATTGCATTGCAGAGGCGGTGCAATCTTTAAGGGGTTAGATTGCACCTGCAGCCATAAAAAAACCGCCCCACTTGCGCAGGGCGGCAATGCGGTCAGGGCCTGACTGACCGCCCCCAGGAGACAACCGGGAAAATCAGGAAGGCTCTGGCGCCTTGGCCGGGCCTTGCGTGGCACCGGGCGTGGCGTCATAGGCAGGCAATGGCACACCCAGTGCAGCAGCCATCTTGCGGGCGGCGGCAATGGCTTCCAGCGTGCTTTCAAAGTCGTAGCCCATGGCGGCACTCAGATCCTGCGGGCTCGTGAGGCCAGCGCGCACCTTGGCAATGTTGGCTTCGGTGTCGCTCTTGGGGTCCACCCACTCCCAGCGGCGGGGCATCCATTCATGGGTGCGAAATTTGTCGATCTTGCTGGCGGGCAGCGGGCTGCCATTGGGCATGCGAATCTGGCCTGAGAGCAAGGCCAGCAGCAGCCAGCGGCCAAAAACCCGTTCCATAAAGACACGGATGAACCATTCCTGGTCTGCCATCCAGCGGTCACGCTCTTCCAGCGTGCCGGAGCGAATGCTGGAAAAGCTCACCCCCTCCAGATCATTAGCCAGGCTGTGATAGGCCACGCGCCAGCCGCTGGCAATGCGCTGCAGCGTGGTTTTGACGAAGGGGCCAAAGTTGGTTTCCGGGTATTTGCTCTCTGAGGGCTCCACGCGGTAGCCAGCAGGCAAGGTGTCATACATGCCGGGCTGGCTGTACATAACCTGCTCTACAGGCTTGCCGTCATAGCCACCCGCTGCCGTGCCGTCTGCACCCCCTCCATCTGTCCAACCTGCGGGCGGCTCCCCATCGGGGCTGAAGATCCAGCCATAGTGGTTGGCCCCATGCTCTGCCGCCAGCAGGGCCGAGAGCTTGAAGTTGCCAAGATGGTGCAAGCTCAGCATGCCTGGCGCCATCCACGGCACGCCGCGCACCTGCTCGGCGTGCTCTACCTTGTAGCCGTGGATCAGCTCTTCCATGGGCACGCGCTCACGCAGGCGCTGGCGGGCGGTGTAGTCCTGCGGGTGTGCTGTCCAGATATGCAGGGCCACGGGGCGGCGGTAGGCGTTGACCTCCACCCCCATGATCACGGTGTTGCCCGTGCGGGGCTCCACGCCGTTGTACTGGGTGTCAATGCGGTCTACGTCAATGAGCTGCAGCGCGTAGTTGAACGGGTTGCCCGCGCTCTCGCCAATCACCTCACGCACCAGAAACTCGCCATCGCTGGGCATGGCCCCCATCATGCTGGTGCACATGTCGCGCAAAGACTGCTGGCCGGTAATGTCTGCACACTCATTGCCCCAGCGCTGCCATGCGGCCTCAATGGCCTGGTTGGCCAACCGGTCAGGCTGGCCGGGCTTGTCTTGCACACGCATCTGCAGGCGAATGCCACCGGCGCCAATGATGTTGTCCCCACACATCTGGGTGAACTTCTTGGCGTAGTCGTTGTTTTTGACCAGGTCACGCCCACGGGCACGCAGCTTGTCCAAGTCGCTGCGCAGCTCATTGTTGATGGCGGTGTTGGTGGCCAGCCAGTCAGCCTCTGTGCGGCTGATGCGCGCAGCGGCAAAGCCGCGCCGCTGCACTTTGGCCGGAGCACTGCGGCGACCAAAGCGGGGGAGAAGGTTGCGCCAGTTCATCGTTTAAACCCTACGTAAATGCGGCCACCCAAGGTTTTGCCGTTGCGCCGGGCGTCCTCACGCGCTACCTCTTGCACCAGCCGGTCATGGTGCTGCCACAGCTCGGGCAGGCTGTACTGGGCCAAGCTGCGGCCTTTGATGGTGTAGCTCTGGCAGGCAATGCTGTTGGGGTTGGCCAGGTATTCCTTGATCTGCTCCAGCGCACGACGGGCAGGACTGCGGGCGTCTACGCCAGCCGCAAGCGCCGGGAGCACGGTGCACAGGCCTTCGGCCACGGTGTACACATCACCATCTTTTGTGACCCTGGCACGCCATGTGTAGTGCCCAGCTTTCCACGAAGCACTATCTGTAGCGGTAATGTGCACCATATAGCCGGCACCATCATCGTCAGCCGTGGCTGTGACGGTATGGGCACCAGCTGCACTGGCAAACTGGAACTCAAGCCCCCAGACATTGGGGGCATAGCCATTGAGCACCATGCGCCAGCGCACGGTGTCGCCTGCGGTGATGGTGGTTGGCACGGTGGTTGGAATCTCAAGCATGGCCGTCATTGCCCCCTATTTCCTGTGCAATCTGTAAGGGGCTGGACTTCACCAGCCCCGCCGTACTAGCTTTTGATGATCTGGAAGATGCGCCGGCGGCTGAGCTTGTAGCGGCGCTCCAGCAGCTCCAGGCGCTCCCCGGCCAGATAGTCGCGCTTGATCTGCGCATCACGCTCACGGCGCTGCTGGGCAGCACCTCTGGCAATAAACACCTCATCCCCGCCAAACGTCTCGCGCACCTGCGCCTCCACCGCGGCCTTGATGGCTGCGCTGGTGCGTGGCGCCAACGCCAGCACGCAGGCCAGGGTGTATTCCAGAATGTCATCGCACACGGGCACTTCGGCCAGGCGCTTCAGCGCGTCTTGCTTGATTTCGGGCTGTTGTGTCTCTTCATGGTGCATGGTGGGGGCTCCCTTGTTATTTCAGTTACCAGCCCAGGCGGCGGGGCTGCTGGGCACGATGGCGCATGCGCTGCTGCATGGCCTGTTGTTGCGGTGCGGGGGTGGTGGCTTGCTGTGCTGGCGCGGCAGGCTGCGGCTCGTAAACGCCATCTGCCGCAGGCTTGATCTGGGCCAGCAGCTGCTTTTCGCGCCCGTCCCAGTCCACAGCGCGCATGCGGTGCAGGCGCAGCTCAGGGTGATGGGCGGCGGCGTAGCTGTAGACCCATGTGTCCAGCGGCTCATTGCGGGCACCGCGCTTTTTCTCGTAGCGGTTCTTGGCGGGGTTGTAGGTCTCGCTGGTCAGGCCTTGGTAGTAGCTGGGCTCCAGCTCATGGCTGAAGTGGGTCATGCGCTCCTCTGCCGGGCGCTCAGCATCCACACTCAGGCGGCCAAACAGCCAGTTCTTGGCCGCCACCGTGCCCACGTAGTACACGCGCACGCCCTTTTTGTCGGTCACACCCTTGTAGGTCACGTCCAGCATGCGGGGCTTGCCCAGGATGGGGGCATTGTTCTGGATGGCGCCCTGAATGGCCATGGGCCTGCGCACCAGCGCCTGGCGCACCCAGTGCTTGACGTCTTCGGTGCGGTGGCCGCCCATGTCCTGCGCGGTGGCTTCCACGCGCAAGATCACACCGTCTTGCCGCTGGATGGGTTTGCTCAGGTACTCGGTGAGCGCTGCAAAGGTGGCAGGGTCTGCCGGGTCACCGGGCAGCACGTGGTGGTCCAGCACCCAAAACGCCATGCCACGGCCCCAACCCGTCAGCGTCACTTCCAAGCGGTCGTCCTGCGTATCCACCCCAGCGGTGACATACAGCACGCCCACAGGCGCTTCGCGCAGGGCATAGGCTTCAGCCCGCTCGGCAATGGCGTTATGGCGCACGGCGCGCATGCTGGCGTCTTCCCACGTCTCGGCCAGGCGGTCATTCGTAAAGGTCTTGAGCTTGGCGGGGTCGCCTTGCGCATCCAGCCACATGCGGGCCAGCTCCAGCCAGGTGGGGCCAAGGCCAAACTGGTAGTACAGGCAGTTGATGTGGTAGCTGCGCACCCCGGTGCGGGCATTGGGGTTGCCGGGCACCCACTGGCCCTTGGCGATCATGTCGGTCTTGTGGTGCTCTTCAATGCAGCAGCCGTTTTCTTGACACACGTACCACGCGCTGCTCAGGTCTTTGGCCCACTGCAGGCCTTGCCACTGCAGGTGCTGCATGTGGCCGCAGTGCGGGCAAGGTACGTGGTAGCGGCGCTGGTCCCCCTTCTCAAACTTCTCTTCAATGCGGCTGCGGCCCTTGATTTGCGGGCTGCTGATGTACACACGCACGCTGGTGGCCGGGAAGGCGCTGGTGCGGCCGTCCAGCATGTCCACCGGATCGTCCCCGCCCTTGAGGTTGTTGGCGAACTCGTCCAGCTCGTCCACCAGCAGGCGCTGCACCGTGGTGGACTTCAGGCGGCTGGGGCTGCCTGCGTGCTCCAGGTACAGCTGGCCGCCCACAAAGTCCTTGAAGGTCTTGGTGTTGCTGGCGTCACGGCTGTTGACGCTGCGCAGCGCTTCACGCACGGCCGGCGTCTCATCAATGAGGGGGTTGAGCTTCTGATTGACCCACTTGTCCAGACTCACTTCACCGGGCAGGCACACCATGATGGGGCCGGGGGCCTCGGTCATAAAGTAGCCCAAGGCGTTCACCTCCACCTCTGTCTTGCCGAACTGAATGGGAAACATAAGCGCCAGCTCACGCACGCCGCTGCGGTTGCTGCAGGCGTCCATAGGTTCGCGCAGCGGCGGGTTACGGCTGGTGCGCCACTGGCCTGCCAGGCTGCTGCCCTTGGTGGAGAGCACGCGGTGCTTGTCTGCCCAGTCAGACACCAGCATGCGCTTGCGGGGCGCGATGGTGCTGGCCATGCGGCGCAGGGCACGGGCGGGGCTGGCGGTGTCACGGATCTGCCTCACTGCACGCCCCCTTGCTGGCGCTCTTCAATCTCTTGCGCCAGCTTGGTCAAAGCGGTGGACATTTCAGCGCGGGCAATGTCCATCTGCTCAGCCAGAATGCGCATCACCTCTTCCTGGCTTTGGCCCACCAGCATGGGGCCCACGGTGGCGGGCAAGGCGTCCAGCACGCCTGCCACCTTGGCGCCCGCATCAGCAAAAGCGCCCAGCACTTCGCCTGCGTCCATCAGCTCGCCCATTTCCTTGCGGTAGGCTGCCTCTTCGCGCAGGGCGGCGTAGTGCTCTTTCTTGGCTTTGGCGTCTTGATATTGATAGCTGTCAGCGCTTGCTGCGCCTTGGTTTGCGACTGTTTCACCTTGCAAACCGTTGTCTGGCGTGCCCTGCGTGCTCACAGAATATCCGCGCTCCTTGGCGTGGCGGTCGGCTACGCCCTGGCGGCTGGGGTCGCGCGTGGCCTCAATGCGCTTGATGGATTCGGCCACCAGCACGTGCTTGCCATCTGGGGCAAAGACCAGGCGGCCTTCCTTGGCCAGCTGGTAGGCGTAGCGGCCCTTGTAGCCCATGTGGGTGTTGAACTGGCCAATGCTCATGGTGTTTGGATTAGTCACGCATTTGCTCCGGCAAGAGAGGGCCAACAAACTCATATGCATTGCGGATATGAAAACGGAAGCGGCGGCCCAGGTATTCCACGCGGGCAGCGTCATTGCGCAGGCGGTCCAGCTGCAGCAGCGGCTTGTAGTGGCCTTGCTTGACGAACATGAGCACCGGGCGAACATCCACCCCGCCCGTGCCCTGCACCGCCCAGATGCCCGCTGGCAGGTTGGCCATGCGCTGGTCAAAGTCACCCTTTTTGGTGGTGCGGGCACCGCCGCGCAGCCCGCCGTAGGTGACGATGTAGCGCCAGCCGCGCACAGGGCCAATGAATTTATTGGCTTTACCTCCGCGCTCATGGATGCGCTGCATGGCACGCTTGCCCATGTTGGCTCTGTCACCTTGGTTGTTGAATGTCTGCAAGTAGCTCAGCAACTGGCGAACAAATGGCCCGCGCAGGTTGCCGCGCCCATCGTCGCTGTTAGGGAACGGTGTGCTGGGAATGGCTGTCTGGTACCCATTGGGCAAGATGCCAGCCTTGCGCAGGCGCACCTCGCTGCGCTTGTCAGCACGGCGGCCGCCGTACTCTTGCGCCTGCAGCACATGCTGGGGGTCCACACCCTGCTTGCCGCCGGTGGTGCCCACGTCACTGCGGTAGGTGGGCATGACTGTGGCCTCCAGCTTGTCGGCTGTAGCAGGCTTGAAATTGACGCTGCGCACCATCCATGGCGTGACGCGGTCAAACGTGCTGCGCATGTGGGCCTGCATGTCACGGCGCAGCTGGAAGGCCGCATCGTTCAGGGCCTTGGCCGAGGCTTCGCGAATACGCTGACCACTCAGAGCGGCCAGCTGTTTTCGCACGCGATCGACGCCGAGGATGTGGGCGTTTAGTTGCATTTGCGCTCCCCTTCCCCTTGTTGATCTGCACAAACGCGCTGCAGGGCGTTTTCACCCTCCAGTGCATCCAACCCCTTAGCCACAAAAGATTCGCTGCCTGTGAGCGTGATTTGCATGCCGCGCAGGCCAGGAAACACGCCTTGCTCTTGCAGCCCTTTAACCAGGGAATGCAGCTCGGGCCAGTTTTTGACCACGCGCTGCATCTGGGCAGCGTTCTCTTGCGTACAGGCAATCACCCTTTTCTCTACTTTCACCATCTCTTTTCCTTTTAAAAGGTGGTTGTGGGGTATGTGTGGGGCATGGTGTGGGGCATGGTGTGGGGTATGAAAATGGCGTAAATGCTGGGTGTGTGGGGTATGTGGGGTATGTGGGGTATGGGTGCGCACATGCACACACATACATGCATGTGTTTTTTGGTGGGCCTGTGTACGCACACACGCGCACGCACACGTAAGGGCTGATACCCCACATACCCCACAGCCCTTATGAATCAAGGACTTAATACCCCACTGCATACCCCACACCATGCCCCACATACCCCACAGATCAAGGCGACGAACGGCGCTGCGCATCACACGGCCCCCCCGCGCAGGTCGCGCACTGCTTGCTTGAAGATGTCGATGCGGTCGCCCAGCCACTCCACCTCAGCGCGGCCAGCTGGCAGCTCGTGGCCACCGGCCAGGAAGCACACGCTGCTGGGGCCCTTGGTGCCGGTCGTGGTCTCGTAGCGCTTTTGCAGCACGGTGGCACCGTGCTTGCGCTTGAGGGCGTTGGAAAAGCGTGGCAGTGGCAGTGCACGCTCGCCCGTGGCGCTGCACCACCATTTGTAGACCTCATACAGGTCCATGCTCAGGCAGGGCGAGAGCAGCGCTGGGCGGCCCTTGGCCGGGAAGCCGGGCACATCACCCGCCTCAAACGCACGCATGAACTTGCTGGGGCTGTCCAGGCTCAGGCCAATCAGCTCCTGCTTGGCCGCTGTCATGGGTGGCAGCGTGGCATTGGTGAAGTCGCCCAGATCCACTTCCAGCAGGTAGTTGAAGAGCGCCATTGCGCCGCCGTTCTCAATCTCTGCCTTGACCTTGGCGTAAAACTCGGGCGTGAGCTTGGCTGGGGTCCAGATCACGGCGTGGCGGCGGTCATCTTCCTCAAGCACCACGGGCATGCTCTCATTGGAGAGGAACACCATGTTCACGTGGTTGGCCTCGTAGTAGGCCTGCATGTTCTTGGGGTTGATGCGGATCTGGTCACCCGTGATGAACGCCTTGAGCTTGTTCTTGACGTGGAACAGGTCGCTGCGGGCCACCACTTCGTCCGCGATCAGGAACAGCTTGCGGCTGGCCCAGTCGTTGAACTTGTCTTCAATGGCGCTTTGGTCAATCGTCCAGCCGTACTTGCCGAAGATCTGCATGTACGCCTCAAAGAACATGTTCTTGCCAGTGCCTTGCGGGCCGTGCACCACAATGGTGGTCTTCATCTTGGCCCCTGGGTGCTGCAGCGGGTAGGCCAGCCACTTGATCACCCACTCAAACAACTCCTCCGCTTTCTGCCCGCCCTCTTCGCTGCACATGTGAAAGAGCAGGTCCATCAGATAGCCGCACTCGCCTTTCTGGGGCTTGGTGGGCCAGCCGCCCCACAGGTTGCAGCTGATGGATGCATCCTTGCACGCAGGGTCAAAGCCCACCTCTTCAGGGCGCACGATCAAGCGGTCTGGGTGCTCGCGCCACGTGCTGAAGATGTCACTGCTCAGGCACAGATGCCCCATGTCGGTCAGCGTGACCAGGCGGTGCTCCGTGTGGTCAAACACCGCGCCGCCCTGCCCATACACCAGGGCAAAGCGCTCCAGCAGCTCATCCAGCGAATCAATGGGCTTGAGCGGAGCCAGCTCACCTGCAGCATCTACCCCCGCCCCCCCTGCGTTGAGTGCAAGGCGCGCCATTGCACGGCGGGTCTGCCACCCCAGCTCGAGCAGCTTGGCCTCGATCTGCGATCGCACCACGTGCAGGCCTTCGGCCAGATGCAGGTCGTTGAAGTCGTTGAGCTTCTTGCCGTGCTCCAGCCAGCCTTGGCGCACGGCGGCAGGGTCTGCAAACTTGGGCGCAATCCACGCACCACCCACTTGCATGGCAGCCGTGCTGGCCATGGTCACACCTGCATTGGCGGCCTTGTGCTCTTTGCCGCAGTGGGGGCAGGTGTTGCCATCGGGCAGCCACACGCGGTGCTTGCACTCCACACGGCGGCCAGCCTCCTGCGTTGCAAAAGTATTTTCAGCGTGGCACTTCTGGGTGTTGTCGTCATCGGCGCACACCAGAATGCGCAGGCCCTTGTAGCGCTTGACCAGCGCAGCAGCCACGGGCGCCAGGTTGTTGGCGTCAAAGGCCACAGCCACAGGCAAGCCGGTGCAGGCGTTCAAGCTGGCGGCGGTGGCATAGCCCTCAGCCAGCAGCAAGATGCCACCGTCCTGCGGCATGCCGATCAGGTGGAAGCGCCCTTTCTTCTCCAGCCCCTGGGGCCAGTATTCCTTCTCCATGGCACCTGCGCGGCGGTTCTTGCCGCGCACCACCTGCAGGCCGTGGATGTTGTTGTGCACGTCCAGCAGTGGCACCACCATCGCGCCAGTAGGAGAAAAGCGCACGCCGTACGCACCCACGCCCTTGCGCTGCAGGTATTCACTCTCACCGGTGGGCTTGCATTTCTTCCAAACCGCTGTGGCTTCTTTGGCAGCACGCTCGGCCTCTGCCTTGCGCAGGCCTTCGGCACGGCGGCGGTCTTCGGCCAGACGGGCACGCATGGCCTCTGCCTGCTCGCGGCTGAGCTTGCGCTTGCCATCAAGGTTCAGCTTGACCTTGGTGGTGTTGTTCTCCGCTCCACGCCACACACCGTAGCTGCCCACCAGCACCTCGGTGCCATCGTCCAGGCGCAGCTCATGCAACCAGTACCAGCCCTTGCGCTCACGGCCTTCACCATCCACGCGGCAACGGCGCAGACGGCCGGGCTCCAAGCTATCCACCAGCAGGCCAGCAGTCTGCAGCTGGCTCAGTACATCAAGGTAGTTGGCTGCCATGTCAGTAACTCCCAGCCTCACTACCTACACACTTGAAGGGGCTCGAATTACCCGCTTGCAGCGCTCGAGGGGAGGACCCAACCCCGGGGGTGCCTGCCGCAGCAGGCGCTGCACCCGTTACTGACACGCCGTGCGTGCTGTCGCTTTCCAAGCGCTGAAGGGGTGCGGGGAACGGGAAGGCCAGCGCGCTGGCGTGCGCGCGTGGTGTTGCGTGGTGGAACATGGCGGTGCCTCTTGTAGTACGTGGGCTTGGGCTGTCACCCCCAAGCCTGGTAGCGGCCTTTGTGGCCAGAAGAAAAGTGCCCTGCACACCACCAGCACGAATCAGCGCGGATTGCAAAGCGCTGGCCGTGCGGGCCGACAAAGCCCAGCCGTGCTGGTTGTTCATGGAATGCAGAGCGAAAACCAAAACTCAGTCCTCGCTGGTGGGTTGCGGCACGCGCTGGGCCAGCACTGAAACCAGCGCGCCCACGGTGGCAATCAGGTCGTTGGCCATATCGGTGGCACGGCGCAGCTCGTTCTTGCTGACGGTCTCTTTGCCGTGCAGCGCATCGGCCACAGCGCGGGTGAAGTCAGCGTGGGCCATGGCCAAAGCCATGAACGCCTCTACCGGATCACCACCGTCCTGCGCGGGCGTGGCACGCACGCAGGTAAAGCCCAGCTGCTGGGCCATGGCATGCAGGATGGCGGGGTTGCCAGCCACCTGCTGCAGCAGCACGGATTCGTCCAGCCGCAGGTGGTGCGTGTCGTTGTTGGGGTTGAGCTTGTTCTGCAGCACCCCGGGGTTCACGCCCATGCGCGCTGCCAGTGCAGCCACGCCACCGGGGTAGTGGTGGGCAATCAGATAAGCCGCATCACGAACATCCATGCCAGGCGTGATGTTGATTGCTGCGCTGCTTTCAACGTTGCCCGCAATGCCGGACAGGTTGAGACTGATGGTGCCCATTAACGACATGGAGACACCTCATGGCTCAATTCAGATCCGGATGCCCGCGAAATTTCATCGGGTGCAACAATGCTGGGTTTACGCTGGCTAAACCACTCTGGCTTCAGGACTTGAAGCTGCCAGACCCGCGCAGAGGGCACTTGCTCGCCCCACTGCGAAATGGCAGCAGGAGCGATGCCCAGGATTCGCGCTAGCGCAGCGCTTGAACCAGCCCGATCAATGGCGTCTTGCTTCTTCATGGCGTCACATTTTAAGTGCACTTAAATGAAAAACACAAGCACACTTAACACCGAAGGCGGCTTAATCCCGGAAATGTCACTTTCCGACCGCATTCAATTTCTCGTTGACGCAGGATTCAAGAAATCCGACCTTGCAAAAGCCTCTGGCAAAACGCCAGCGGCTGTGTCAGCATGGATAAACGGATCGACCAAGGAAATCAAATCAGACTCTGCTGCAGGTCTGCAGGCGCTCACTGGTTTTTCCGCGATATGGATTGCGACAGGCAAGGGTCCAAAGAAAATTGAAGATGTATCCAACGTCTCGCCCGGGCCAAAGATAGGGGGACAGGTTCTGGTGCTTTCATCTGTACAAGCAGGAAACTTCAAGGAATATGTAGACAACGACCACGGATTCGACGGCACACTCCCAACCATTACGACAACTGCTCCGGTGCACCGCTACACCTTTGCAGTGCGAGTTGTTGGCGACAGCATGGAACCGGACTTTGCAGAGGGCAGCCTGCTCATCATTGAGCCAGAACTTGACCCACTCCCCAACGACTTCGTTGTCGTCAAGAATGGGAGTGACGAAACCACTGTCAAGAAGTTGGTGAGAGACGGATCAGACTGGTATCTAAAGCCATCCAATGACCGCTACCCCATCAAAAAGATGACCTTAGACATGCGCATCATTGGCGTTGTGCGAGCGATGGAGAAGCGCTTCCGATAAGAGGCAAGAGACATTTCTAAACAATCCGTACCACACCGGCAACACCGACACAAGCCCGCTTATGCGGGCTTTTTTCTTACCGTTCGTCAAATTCACTAAAAAAACATTAAGCGCACTTGCCAAATTATTTAAGTATGCTTAATATTCGTTCAACGCACTTAACAGCGTTGGGCACCACGGCATCGACCGGGCAAGCCCCGGATCGTTAACACCGCCGCGAGATAAAAGCCCAGCCCCAGCGGCTGGCCCTGCCCTCTCCCCACACAGGCAGTAGAAGAAATGTGTGAAGCCGCCCTTTCCCTGCCGCGAGGCCATGCCAAGTGCACCGCGCATGCCTGATGACCTGCACAGAGGACGACTCCCAGGCCAACCCCGCTGCCCACATGCCAAGCAGCCGCGCTGGCCAGGACGCCCACCAGCCGTGGCGCGGTAACGGCTGGCCATGGTGCCCACGCTGCCGGGCTGGCGGCGGGGCACCGCAAACCCAAGCGCCTTTGCAACAGGGTGTTTGGGTTTGGTAATGCAAAATTGCTTCCTTATGCAACAAGGAGGCATATGAAAAACTTTTTCCTACTATTAATCCCACTTCTAATAGCTGGATGCAGTGGATTAGTAACAATGAATGATGGCCAAGTAGTAACGCTAGAGCATGACTTTTTCACATCAGCATCAAGACTGCAAGAAAGCGCAAACCTCGCATGCAAACAGCAAGGCAAAGCAGCGGCAACCAAAGAGCGCAGCGCCAACAAAAACCCAAGGCTTCCCAAAAACTCAGGCGTTCAATTAACCACCTATAGATGCCTGTAGGTTTAAACGGATCCACACCAGCCCACCCTCACCCGGTGGGCTTTTTTTCGTCCCTACGCAGGAGACACATCAATGCAGATTCATGTTCGCGGACTGGTAATCCACCCCCAGCGCGGGGAAAGCGGCGTCGTAGACCTTGTGGTCCGCGCAGACCAGAAGCACGCCACTGCCTTCGGGCGCTTGCGCCAGCACCTTGCGCACGCGCTCTTTCGCGCCGGGGACTTGTGCTACCCCGGCAATGATGACCGCGCCTTGCGGGTAATTCGCCGCCATGTGCTGGCCCAGGGCGTCAATCACCCGCTGGCCGATGGGGCTGACGCGCACGCTGCCGAGGTCTGGCCCCTGAACCTGCCCGACGGTGATGCCTACTACCACCCGCTTTTGGTCCACGAGAGTGTCAAACACCATCAGCACAGCTGGTTGCGCAAGGCCCTCCACTGGCTGCGGGGGCAAAAAACTGCTGAGGATTCGCAAGAGAGTCTCCATAAAGTTGATTGGCCCGCCAATGGTACGAAAGTGGTCGTACTGCCAGACCCTGACGCCACCACCTGACGCCCCAGCACCCAACCCCAGCCCACCACCCGGTGGGCTTTTTTTCGCCTCTGCACGCTACGGAGCCAGCCATGTAAGAGCAAGCCGCGTGGGCAATAAACACCGTCACACCACCTGCAGACGCTAAACCGCAGGGCCATGCAGCGAGTCTTTTTGCCACCTTGCGGGTGTCAGCCGCGCCAGCATCCCTCTTGGCTGGTGTGGCGGTGTGAAAAGACTCACCCCATGGCAAGCGCCATCGTTTTTAAGCCGGGTTGTGGGCCCATCTCCTCCCTCCCTCTCACTTCCCACGACATGCCAAGGCTGCAGGCTTTGCTTGGCACCGGCTTTCTTATTCCATGCGTCACGGAGAAAGACCATGCAAACCACCACCGAAGCTGCGCACCAGCGCATACGCGCCAACGCGCCTGAGTACTTTGGGTTCAGCGATGTGGAAGACCCCACCATGTGGCTAGCCTTCTACCTAAACAACCTGGCAGACCAGGTAGCACTGAAACACCTGTACCAGACGCAAGACTTTGACGAAAGCACCACACACGCCCTGCACTTTGCCAGCGTGCTGCTCACCGACAAGGTGAGCGAAACAGCCAAAGAGTGCCAACGCTGCGGCCTGCTGCCCTTTGCCTGGCATGGCACGCAGTACTTTCGCCGCCACTGCGCAACGCAGGGGCCCATACATGCCACCCACTGAGGTGGCTTTTTTACACCCCACAGGAGACCAGCCATGCACCACCTCCCAGGCCGCCTGACTTTGCCCCGTGTGTCCGTGTTAAGCCCTGAGTTTCGCTACACCAGCGCCGCCGCCACCAACGTGGCCGCCACCATCGAGCGCGAGCGCCGTCTGCAGGCCGAGGAGCTGGAGCGCCAGCGCCGCGCCAGCAGCACCGTGCAGCCCATGCTGCCCGGTATCCCCACCCCCGGCCGCACCGTGCGCCTGGTCGCCGGGCTGGGCCACAAAGTTATCGAATTGCCCTCTATCTGACCGGAGAGCCGCCATGCAACCCCGCCCCTACCATGTTCAAGTCGTCACCCCCCAAGGCCGCAGCGCCTACATCACCCTTGCAGACGGCAGCTGCAGCGCAGTTGCCCACGCCATGCAGCACTACCCAAGCGCCCGCCGCATCAGCGCCAAGCCCGTGCGCACCCGCAGCGCTGGATGACCTGCTCCCCCTGCTGCAGGCCCAAGACCTGCGGCGCAAGCAGATCCTGAACGCTATCGAAACCAAAGCAGCCAGCGCACACCCAGCCTTTGCATCACTTCAAAACTATTTTGAAACCGAGCAAAGACGTGCGATAGGCGCTCATTTTTTTAACCCCCGGCGCAAGCCATCACCCCAGGAGATAGACCATGCACGCAGTACCTGAAACCAGCGCAGCACAAACAGACGTGAGCGCCTTCATCACCGACCTGGACGGCGGCCAGTTTGACCGCATGCTGTCCGTGGCCCTTGGCCAAGTGGCCGCAGGCGTGGTGGACAACGACAAGGTGGGCGAGGTGGCCGTGAAGTTCCACATTGAACGCATCCCCGGCACACACCAAGTCACAGTCAAGCACACGCTCAAGTTCACCAAGCCCACCATGGATGGCAAGGCCAGCGAAGAAGCCACCCGCAAGACGGTGATGCATGTAGGCAAAAACGGCGTCATGTCGCTTGTGCCACAAAGCCAGATGAGCATCCCCGGCGTGACCGCCAAGGCCTGACCCGGCCGCAACCCAGATCCAGCCCACCACCCGGTGGGCTTTGTTTTTATCAACCACCCAAAAGAGGAATTCCCCCATGTTTGACCGCGAAGCAATCGAAGCCATCAACGAAGGCGAAAGCATCATTCACGCTGCAGCTGCAGTGACAGACGCCCTGGACGGCAACAAGCCCATCGTCGCCCTGCCCGATGACTTCCGCTTGCATGACGTTGAAGAAAAGCTGCCCAACCGCATCCGCGCCCGTGGCGACTTTGTCAGCCCCTACATGAATGACTTTGTGGCCTACGCCGCTAACCACGAGGAAGAAGGCGCCAGCGTGTTTGTGGATGCAGAAAACATTCGCGCCACGGCGGTGCTGAACCTTGGCACCCCCGAAAAACCCGGCCACGCCGACCAGCGCGCCGTGCTGGCACCAAAGCGCACCGCCGCCTACGCCGCGCTGCGCAACATCACAGATTCGCCCCAGAGCCAGCGCGACATGGCCGAGTTCTTGGAGGATTGGCTGCCACACTGGACCGCCAAGCACGGCGACGAAGATCTGGCGCAAGGCCAGGCGGTGCTGGCCATCCGCAACCTGACGGTGGAAGCCGCCAGCAAAGCCGAGCACAAGGAAGAAAGCCTCAGCGCCAGCCGCAGCACCTTTGAAAGCGTGAAGGCCAGCAGCGAGCACAAGCTGCCCGGCACCATCATCTTCAAGTGCAAGCCCTACCCCGATCTGGCAGAGCGCACCTTCAGCCTGCGACTGAGCGTGCTGACCAACGACAGCAAGCCCCGCTTTCAGCTGCGCATCACCGCGCTGGAAGAGCTNGCCGCTGAAGGCCAGCTGCCCGTGCTGATTGGCAGCTACAGCAAGAAGTAATCTTTTTTAACCATCAACGCCCGCCCAGCGCGGGCAGGAGCAAAAGCATGAACATCGAGCAAGAAATTCAAGCCAAGGGCAAGACCGCGCCGCGCATCACGCCTGATGACCTTCAAGAGAACATCATTCACACAGAAATCGTGAAGCACGTTTCTCATAGCGGGCAGGTGCTCCGTTGGGCTGTGCTGACAACGAAGAATGGTTTCGCTGTNCAGCGTATCTAGTGCAAACGACGATGCGGATATTGGCGAGAAGGTTGCTATCGACAATGCAAAGCAGGAGCTTTGGCCTTTGATGGGCTACGAACTGCGCACAAAACTCAGCCAAAGCACCTAAAAACCATCCAAGCCGCCCCGCCCACGCGGGGCCACCAGCCAAGCGCCTTGCCTGCAGGGTGCTTGCCTTGTGGATCAACACCCAGCCCGCCACCCAGCGGGCTTTTTGCTTTTGGAGCTACCCCATGCGACACACCGGCATGCTCTTTCTTAACCGCCAGCGCCCATCTGCAGGCCACGCCAAGTGCGGGGCATTTCAGCTGCAGCTCAGCGCCTACGACCGGCAAGACCAGCACCAGACAGAGCTGTGGTACCTCACCTGGACAGGCCCAGCCGCCCAGCGCTTCTGGCAGCAGCACGAAGCAGACCTCAAGCCCGGCACCGTCATCAAAGTAGAGCTGGAAAAGGCACGCACACACACGCTGTACACCCGGCCACCGCAAAGCTTTATCCGCGCCCGCGTCATCAGCATGGAGTTTGTGCCCCGCGTGCAGCCCGCCACCCGCAAAACCAATCAACCCGTAGCCGCATGAAGCATGAAATTGCAGCCGCTTTCGGAGTCACCCAGCAATGGCTAGAGCTGCATTTGCGCACAGCCCACCACCAGCTGGGCCTGTGGAATTGCAAAGACGACGGGTTTTATCGGTACGTATACACGCAAACCCGCGCCAAAGAAGGCAGCAACTGGCTGACCAACGACCGAACAGGCCAACAAATCATTGACTGGTGGCAAGACTACCAGCGCACAAGGAAGCCCAATGGCAAAGCTCAAAACACTGATCAAACCCGCTCCGGCCCAGCTGTTTGACCCGCACGCTGGCCGCCACACCGTGCGCCGCACCAGCAACACCTACGGCTGCGGAAACATCATCACCCAGCCCCTCTACATCCCTCCAGAGCGGCTCAAGGCATTCACCCTGCCCAGCCGCATGGGCAACCGCCTGCACTACCCAGATGGAACCGTGGAGGAAACCAGCCATGCCCGAAGCAACGCCCACCATGCCTGAAGTCAAACTCAACCGCGCCCAGCGCCGCGCCCTCAAACACAAGCGCGGCATAGCCGCGCCCACTTGGGGCAGCGGCCGCATGATCAGCACCGCCGCCATTGACAAAGCCCACGCCTGCCGCCCCTTCACAGAAGAAGAAACCGCCACAGCCCACGCCCTCACGGCGCTGGCGTGGCAAGCCCTGCAAGACGGCACCGGCACAGAAGACGACTTTGACCGCGTAGCCAAAGTCATCAACCTGGCCAAAATCCGCGCGCTGGAAATCAGTACCTGGCTGGCCGATGAGCTGGAAAAAGCCCAGGACGCCATGACCGCCTGCAAAGCCCGCTACGACAAGCACGGGCGCTTTGGCTTCACCGGCCCGGAACTGCAAGTCATGCGAGACGCCCTGGCCTACCAGGTCGAAATCGTCAACGCATCCAGCCCCGAACAAATGCGCCGCGCCTACCGCGTGATGCGCAGCACCCTCATCAAACAAGCCCAGGAACGCGTCAAGCAGGGCCTGACGCCCATGCCAGACGAGCTGCGCGTGTAGAAGAAAGGAAGCCGCTCATGATCGGAGACCAGACCACCGGCCACATCGACGGCCTGCACATCACCGCCGTCAGCCACCAGCCACCCCAGGCCACCTACCAGGGCCGCCCCGTGCGGCTGGCCATCATTGACGACAACGGCAAGATCCTGGCCGCTGGCATCGACGTAGCCAAGGAAGTGGAAGCCACCGTCATCAACTGCTACCGCAACACGCTCAAGGGCCAAGGCTTCCTGCGCGTACACAGCCAGCCCATCGCCGTGGCACAGCGCGTTGCGTGAGTGGGAGGCACATGCAAAAAAACAAAATCACACTGCCGCCCGAGCACAAATACTCCATTGAGGAGTACATCAATAACGACCCATTTCAAGGAGATGAGTCCGAGTTGACTTGCCGCAACATCGAAATACGCCGCGCCCGCAAGCCCCACAAATGCTTCAGCCTCAATGGACGGCAAGATCACGACATCCAGCCCGGCCAGCTCTACCGCTACGAAAAAGCATTGGTTGACGGTGACTTTTGGGGCGGATACCGCATCTGCCTGCACTGCATGGACAAATGGCTGGCCGACGACTACGCTGAAGAATGACCAAAAACAATAGCTACCAGCGCTTGACTGACGGGCGCTAGAGGCGAATTTCATTAAAAACTCAGCCCACCACCAGGTGGGTTTTTTTACGCCATGAACACTGTGACAAGCCCTGCCTTGCGATACCACGGAGGAAAGTTTCGCTTGGCACCGTGGGTAATGAGTTTCTTCCCCTCCCATCGTTGCTATGTGGAGCCATTTGGAGGTGCTGCAGGCGTGCTCTTGCAAAAGCACCGCGCCTATGCCGAGGTTTACAACGACCTGGACGACGAAATCGCCAACTTCTTTCGCGTGCTGCGCGAGCAGCCTGCCGAATTGATCGAGCGGCTCCAGCTGACGCCATACGCACGCGCAGAGTTTGATCTTGCCTACAAGCCAACAGACTGCCCGATAGAGCGTGCACGACGCACTGCCGTGCGAGCACAGATGGGGTTTGGGTCTGCTGGTGCCACCAAGGGAACGACCGGCTTTCGTATTGACACTAAACGCGCCTACGCAACTGCGCAGCATATTTGGGAACGATACCCCGAGCAGATAGCCGCTGTGGCTGCACGCATGCAGGGGGTGCTGATCGAAAACCGGCCTGCAATCGAAGTCATGCAAGCGCATGACGGACCGGAAACCCTGCACTTTGTAGATCCACCATACGTCTTCGAGACACGTTCTGAGCGCAATGTGGCACAGGGCTGCTACAGGCACGAAATGACAAATGCCGAGCACACCGAACTACTTGAGGCGCTCGACAACCTGCAGGGCATGGTGGTGCTCTGTGGATACCCATCAAAGCTGTACAGCGAACGTCTAAAGCACTGGCGGCAACACAGCACGACGGCACGCATGTCCGCTGGGCGTGGCACCGGCATTCGGACCGAATGCGTGTGGCTTAACCCAGCATGCCAGCGCAACTTGCAGCAGCCCGGACTTTTCTAGATCGAGCAATTCCAGAGGCATGAGCACAGCGCCCAGCCGGGTACTGTCCTGCCCCTGACACAGCCCACCACCTAGTGGGTTTTTTTGTTTTATATGGAGAGAGACATGGACCAAGCACCCCCCAAGAAGATGGCTCCCGGCGATGACATGCACCTCACGCTGCTGATGGCCCCCCATAACCTGAACTTGGTGACTGGCCAAGACCGCCAGCACCTGCTGGCCTTCGGTCGAGCAGCTTTCGAGGCTGGCCAGTACGCCACCAAGGACAACATGCTCTTGGCAGTGATAGCTGAGAACGAACGGCTTAATGCGCAGCTGACAACCGCCAGCCAACTGCTGCAGCAGATGCTGGCCGAGTTCGGCCGCGATGGCCACGGTGGCGAATTTGAAGACGGCGAGCATCCGTTGATTGATGAAGTGCGCGCATTCTTAACCGGCACACCTTACGCCGTACGCACAAAACAATCCCGCGCTTGGCGCATCTACATCGCCGGTCCCATGACCGGGTTGCCCGACCTGAACTTCCCCGCCTTCAACGCCGCTGCAGATGAGCTGCGCAACCAAGGCTGGCACGTAGAAAACCCAGCAGCCCACGGCGTGATCGATGGCGCACAGTGGGAAGACTATCTGGCCTATGACATCACCCGCCTTGGCACATGCGGAGCCATCTACCTGCTGCCCGGCTGGGAAAAGTCCAAGGGGGCAACACTGGAAGCGCACATTGCCAAGATGCTGGGCTTGCAAGTCCTGCTGGCACCAGGTGCCGAAGACGTGCAACCGCTGCAAAAAACTGTGCCGCAGAAATTTACAGGCGACTCTGAAATGCGCCGCGCTTTTGAAATCGAATACGGACAAACCTGGACAGACCCAGACTGGCGCAGAGAAACAGGCATCTGGGCATCTGCGTGGCACAAAGCAACTGCAGCAGCACAGCAGGGTGTGCGCAATCGCGTGCTGGTTGATGCAGGTGCACTTCAAATGGTCGTTAACGCATTGCGCCGTGATGCATTTGAAGGCAAGCCATCGCGCGGAGAAATGGCGGACGAGCTACTGTCGTCAGCCACCCACCCCACCCAGCAGGGGCTGGAGCAGTTCATCGAGCAAGCAGGCGATGTTCATTTTCAACGATGCCGCCTTGGCTCCATAAAAGGGCCAATCCGCTGGGATGTGTCATTTGGACACCACGGCATAGAGGTACGAGGCAAGACCTTGCAGGAAGCGATAGCAAAAGCCCTTGCAGCCCAAGCCAAGCAGGGAGGTGAGGTAAATGTCTAAGAAATCGACCAGCGAATTGCTGCGCACGGCAAAAGATGCTAGAGCCGACCTACAAACATTCGCAGCAGTGAAAAGCATTCTTGAGGGGCCTGCAGCGCCGCGCAATATGGGGCAAGTAGGCTGTCACAGCCATGCCACTGCCGTCTCCAGAATCATAAAAATTTGCATTGTAGAAATTCAGAAGGCGTTAAAGCACATGGATGCAGCGAGCGAAGAACTGGAGCGCCGCGCAACCCAAGCCAAGCAGGGAGGTGCAGAGTGAAGACCATCACTATCGACGAATTCCAGAGTGCTTGTATCGAGCAGGCCAGCTCCAATCTTCAGCTGGTGTTCAAGTGCCCGATGTGCGGGTGCCTGCAAAGGGGCCAGGACTTCATTGACGCTGGCGCCGCCACAAGCAGCGAGCAGGCAATGGGCTACGTAGGGTTTAGCTGCCTTGGTCGGCACACCGGATGCGGAGCACCACGCAAGAAGCCGGACGGCAAGCGCTGCAACTGGTCACTGGGTGGCTTGTTCAAACTCCACAAGCTGGAGGTCGTCACACCTGACGGACAAAGCCACCCGCATTTTGAGTTGGCCACGAAAGCCGAGGCAGATGCATATCGCACCACCCGAGCAGCCAGCGAGGCAGAGAAAGGCAAGCAGCCATGAGCCACCCATTCAAACGCCCTCACCCGACATGCCCGCACTGTGGGCATGAAATGGATGATAACGAAATGCAGTACGGCCCACCTACATGCAGCGAAGACCTGTATGCCCTCGCACCCAACGAAGGCACTGCGGCCATCGAGTGCCCAGCCTGCGATACGCAATATGTAGTGCAAGGTGGCTATACACCACACTACACAAGCGCATTTTCTTACGAGGAATTGCAATGACACACACAAGCACAGAGCAGCTCGAGCCACGCTATGCGGACGTTGTGCACCATGCCAATGTTCACCCCAGTTTGTCCTATGTGGCACGCAAGACTGGATTGTGCTATCAAGAAACGACGCGCCTTCTTGAGTTGGCATTGGAGCGCGGTGACTTGGCCAGCGGGGATTACGCAGGCCGCAACCTTGACTTGTATGTAGCAGACCGCGAGAAAGCGCTGACACAAGAGGTCGAGCAGCTGCGTGCCCGAGTGCAGGAGCTTGAGGCAGCGCAGGCGCGCGTGCCGCTGAGTGAGTACAAACAGGCGCTGGACTTTTTGGCCGGGCTGCATCCAGGCATCACGATTGATGGCCCACCGATGGCTGTGGCTGAACTGATATTTGACGCAGTGCAGGCCGAGCAGCGCGCGTTCAAAGAAGAAATCGAAAAGAAAGAACGCAACCTTGACTGGATGCGCAAAGAAGTCATGAGCTTCTCTGAAGAAGAAGCCAACAGCATCAAGCCTGGCTACATCGGCCAGCACTAAGCCCACGAAAAAGCCGCCACGGTTCACGCTGTGGCGGCTTTTTTTGCCCTGAAAACGTATATATGCAGTGACTCATGGGCAGCCCAAGGACACAAAGCCCACCTTGGGGGCGCTGTTTTCGGTTGTCATTGTGTGAATGCGTGTGGGGATTGCGCCTGATGCGCAGGGCCTGCGCGCGGATGCCTGAAGTTGCTCCGGCCGGCGAAATCAAAGGGCGATTTTAGCCAGCCCCATGTTTTCATGCCTGCACCAGAGCCCATAGCCCGGCACGCAGCGTTTGCAGCGCATAAAAAACGGGCCTTGCGGCCCGTGGCTGGTGCTGGCCCCCGCCTTCAGCGCTTGAGGCCAAACATGCTCATCATCTGTTCGGTCTGCTTTTGCATCTGCTCCTGCATTTTCTGCATCTGCTCGGCGTAGTTCGCGTTCATCAGCGGGTTGGACATCTGCACCATCTTGGCCCAGGCATCCACGCCCCCGGCCTGGTCCGCCATCTTGTTCTGGAAGTCCGTGAACATCTGCACGTTCTTCTCGATAAAGCTGCCCATGTGGCCCTGCATGGTGTGGCCGTAAAAGCGAATGATGTTGGCCAGCATGGCTTCGGTGAACATGGGGGCGCCACCGGCCTCTTCTTCCAAGATGATTTGCAGGAAGATCGACCGCGTGAGGTCTTCACCCGTCTTTGCATCCTTGACCACGATATTTTCATGCTGCATCACCAGCTGCTTGACCTCGGCCAGTGTGATGTAGGTCGAAGTGGCCGTGTCATACAGGCGGCGGTTGGGGTATTTTTTGATGACGCGCTGCTGGCTGGTCGAAGAGGACGAAGTGTTTTCTTGTGCGGTCATCGGGCAATC